ACGCCGTCTACATCGAGGCCGGGGTCACCGACGAGGAGGGCCGCCCCGCCCTGCGGAAGGCCCTGGCCCGCGAGGTCGCGCTCGACACCGCCGCCCACGAGATCCTCCGCCCCGCGTTCCTCTGCTGGCCCGACGTCGTCCTGCTCGTCTCCGCGTTCTGGTACCCCCCGTACCTGCTCGACGTGCTTCGGGGACGCGGCATGCAAGTCGTTCTACTCCATACTGAGTCGCCTTATTTACCAGGATGACGAGCAGCTCGAGCGGGCCGCGCACGCCGACCTGAACCTGGTTAACGACCCGGTCAACATCGAGGCGTACCGGGACCTCACGCCGAGCGAGTACATGCCCCACGCGTTCAGGCCGTCGGTGCACCATCCGGCCGAGGCCGGGTCGGGGAAGAAGTGGGACTTCTCGTTCATCGGCACCGGGTTCCCCTCCCGCGTCGCGTTCTTCGAGCAGATGAACCTGGCCGGGCTCGACGTGCACTTCGGCGGCCCCTGGCTGGGACTCCCCCCGGACTCGCCGCTGCGGGACTGGACCGCCACCACCCTCGACAACTGCGTCGGCAACGAGCAGACCGCGGAGATCTACCGGCAGTCGCGGACCAGCCTCAACCTGTACCGGCGGGAATCCGAGGACGCCCACGAAGGCGAGGGCTGGGCCATGGGGCCCCGCGAGACCGAGCTCGCCGCGTGCGGCACCTGGTTCACCCGCGACCCCCGCCCCGAGTCGGACGAGGTGTTCCCCATGCTGCCGTCCTACACCGGGCCGGACGAGGCATCAGACCAGATCCGGTGGGCGCTCGCCCACCCGGACGAGCGGGAGAAAGCGGCGGACCTGGCCCGGGAAGCGGTCGCCGGGCGGACGTTCGAGGCAAACGCGAAGCGGCTACTGCAGCTTCTCGAGCGCTAGCTCCGCATCACGCCCGAACCGGATCCAGTCCCCTGGGTCGGTGACGTAGATCCGCGCTGGCTGCCGGCCCTCGCCGCAATGGGAGCAGGTCCCCTCGAACGGGAACTCGCCGTCGTGCCAGACCAGCACATCGGCGCCGCCGCCCGGGTCGGCGAAGATCACCGCCTTGCCCGCGTAGCCGCCCATCTGCGGCCACCACAGGGCGACACCCCTGCGTCCCTCGATCTCCACGAGTTCCCTGGCCGTGCACTGCTCGGCAGTCGGCGGATCTATCACGCCCCCCAATGTAAGTGACTAGGAAAGGCAGGCCACCGTGACCCGGAGGCATGGCAGGAATGGCGCGGTCTACCTGGGAGCGACCAACGGCGCGGTTGCCGTCCCGCTCACATTCCAGGCGTCATGGTCGATCAACATGGCCTCCGACCGTGATGAGGTCACCGCGTTCCAGGACTCGAACAAGGTCTACGTGGGCGGCCTCCCCGACGCGTCCGGCGACTTCTCCGGGTTCATGGACGACGCCACGTCCCAGACCTACGTCGCCGCGGTAGATGGTTTGTCAAGGAACTTCTACTTGTACCCCGACGCGACCAACGCCGCCAACGTCTACTGGTTCGGGACGATCCTGTGCGACTTCAGCGCCGACGGCGCGGTCTCCGGGCCGGTCAACTTCAAGAGCACGTGGTCAGCGGCGACGAAGGTGCAGAGGTACACCCCGCTCGGCCTGAACACCTGATGGCCGGGCTTGTCGAGGCGGCATCTGAGCTGGAGTCGATCGCCCGGCACCTGCGCCGCGCCGGCGAGGGCGAGCTGGTCCGGGAACTCACCAGAAGGATGCGTGACGCGGTTGACCCGGTGCCGGACCAGATCCGCGCCGGGCTGAAACCCCGCCTCCCCGACCGGTACGCTGCCGCCCTCGACGAGGACCTGCGGATCGGCATCAGCGTCCGCACCAACGAACGGAACCCGGGCGTGTCCATTAACGGCACGCCGCTGGCCAAGGCGCGGAAGCTCCGCAACCTCGACGAGGGCCGCCTCACCCACCCCGGGCCCGGCAACGACCGGGAGCACTGGTACACGCAGGACGGGACGGCGCAGGGCGTGACACCGGGGTGGTTCTCCGGTCCGGCCGAGGCGGCTACACCACGGGTCCGCGCCGCGATCGAGAAGGCGCTAGAGGACGTCAGCAACCGCGCGACCAGCAGAGGAGCCTGAGTGAAGGTAATTGTCGGCGGCGAGACGTTCGACTACGACGGATCCAAGCAGCCCATGTCGGAGGCGCTGTGGATCGAGCACGTCTACAAGCGGCGTTACGCCGAATGGCAGGCGGACCTGGAGGCCGGGTCCGCCAAGGCGTTCTGCATGCTGGCCTGCCTCATCTGGCGCCGTGACGGCCGCGATGTCGGCACCGCGTACGACGACCTGATCGACGGCAAGACCGACTTCGACCTGCAAGAGATGATCAGGTCGATGTCCGAGTCCGCGGAGGAGCGGGCGGCGGCCGAGGCGGACCCTACCGGACCCCCGGACCCGGCTGGCACACCTGGGATCGCCACAGATACGCCGGGGTCTTCGCCGAGAGGTTCGGGATCCGGCCGTGGGAAATCGGGCTCCTCGAAGTCGGGGACTTCGAAGCCCTGATCGACTACCTCGAAGACCCGGAGGGCGGCTGACCGGCGGCGTCGGCGGCGGTGACGGCGAGGAGCATCGCGAAGCCCAGCGCGCCCAGCAGGGCAGGGAGCCAGAGTCCCGCGTCGGGGTTGCCCCAGCGTCTCCCCAGTGCACGCCCGGCGAAAACCAGGGGCACCCATACGAGCAGGTACACGATCACGGCTGCGGTCATGCCCCCATGCTGCCACGTAACCGGGAAAGGCGGGTGATCCATGGCCAGCCAGGGAGTCGACTTCGACTTCACCAGCCGGGGCGCTGACAAGCTCGCCTCCGACTTCCGCAAGACCGGTGACAATGCCGCAATCGCCTCGAAGGGTGCCCGGCTGCTCGCTGACGCGCTCGGGAAGCAGCGCAAGGCCGCGGATGTGTCCGCCGGGGCGTCCATCGCGCTGGCCAGAGCTGACAGCATCCTGGAAGAGGCCGAGCACGGCCTGCGGGACGGGGCGCTCGAAGCTGAGTTCGCGCTGAAGAAGCAGGCGGAGGCGGAGAAGAAGGCCGCGGTCGCGGCGGTCGCGGCTGCGGAGGCGGAGAAGAAGGCCGCACGGGACCGGAAGCAGGCGCTGAGCGGCCTGAAGCTCAGCCCGGGCCTGGTGGGCCCGGCGCTGGCGCTCGCCCCCGCCATCACGACCCTGGGCGGAGTCGTCGCCGGGATCGGTGTCGGCCTGGCGGGGGCGTTCACCGCCGGGGCCGGGGCCCTGGCCGCGTTCGGCGCGGTCGCCAAGCCCGTCCTGACCGACGCCAAGACCGCGGCGGGCGCCGTGGAGAAGGCGCAGACCGCGCACGCCGCCGCGGTCGCGAAGGTCACCGGCCAGTACCAGTACGCCATGTCGGTCGCCAAGACGAAGGCGCAGCGGGACGCCGCGTACGCGGCGGAGCAGAAGGGCTTCAGCGCCGCCGGGCTCGCCCAGGCAGCCGCCCAGTCCAAGGCGTACGCGGGCATGTCCGCCGCCCAGATCGCCCTGTCCAGGCAGATCGGGGCGATGGGCGACGCGTGGGACAAGGTGAAGGCCGCCGAGACCCCCGTCGTGGCCGGGGCGCTCCAGCCGTGGCTCCGGTCGGTCACGGACCTGACGAAGAACCTGCCCCCGGTCATCGCGAAGATCGCCCCCGTCATCCAGGGTCTCGGCACCCAGTTCGACAACCTGGTGAACTCGTCCGCGTTCCGCGGGTTCCGCGACTTCATCGGCAGCACCGGGTCGGCGGCGGTGTCCGCCGGGGGTTCCACGATCATCGGCCTGGTCAAGTCGTTCATGCTGTTGCTGCCGCAATTCGACCCGCTGATCCGCGAGGCGGTCGGCTGGATCTCCCGGCTCGGCCCCGCCGTGCTGGCGTGGTCGTCCAGCAAGAAGGCATCCGACGACATCACCAGGTTCATGCAGTGGTTCTCCCAGAACGGCCACGTCGTCGGGGACCTGCTGAAGAACATCGGGGGCGCGCTGAAGGCCCTGGCCCCCGGCCTGGCCGCCGGCGGGGCGCTGGAGCTGAAGGTGATCAGCGACTTCCTCGGCCTGGTCGCGAAGCTGCCGAAAGACGTCGCCAAGCCACTGGCGGAGGTGGCCGGGGCGGCGCTGATCCTGTCCAAGATGGGCGTCCTGAAAGTCGGGCTGCAAGTCGTCGGCCCGGCGGTCAAATGGCTGACCGGCGGGCTGATCAGCATCGGATCCGGAGCCACGGCCGGGGCCGAGATCCAGGCGGCGATGGCCACCGGCGGCCGGCTCGCGGGCGCCGAGATCGCCGCGGCCATGAGGGGCGGCGGCGCCGCTGGAGGCATCGCCGGGGGCGGCGCGGCAGGCACGGCGGCCGGGAAGGCTGCTGGCGGCGGGTTCCTCGCCGGGCTCTCCGCTGCGGTGGGCCCGGCGATCGGGGGAGTGCTCACCGGGCTGCTGATCCGCGGGATCGGCGACACGCTGTCCCCCGCCGGGTCATTCGCCGGGAAGCTGAACGCGAATCTCCAGAGTCTTGCCGGTACCGCTGGCGGCCTGTTCTCGACGAGCCTGCTGCACTCGTTCACGTTCGGCGGCCTCGAAGCGTGGATGGCCGTCCACTTCGGGCAGCCGGTCGGCGGCGCCCTGAACAACGTCGCGTCCGGCGCCAAGATCTGGGGCAAGGGGCTCGTCACGAGCATCGGCGGGTTCTTCTCCACCATCGCGCACGGCGCGGGCATCGCGTTCGGCAACGTGGGGCAGTCCGCGCAGTCGGGGCTCAGCGCGGCCGGCCGGCACGCCGACACCCTGCGGACGAGAAGCCTGGTCCCGCTCCAGGGCGAGATCGGCAAGGTGTCCGGCGGCATCCAGGGACTGTCCGGCATCATCCAGACCACCATGCTGAACGCGCTCCGGCAAGCTGGCGCGAAATCGGACACGCTGCGCACCGCGAACCTGCTGCCGCTGCGCGGCGAGGTCGGCCGCGTCTCCGGCGGCATCCAGGGGCTGCAGGGCTCGATCAACGCGCTGCACGGCAAGACCGTCAACGTCGGCGTGCACGGGTCCGGGTCCGGCGGCGTGCAGATCACCCCGTCCAGCGGCGTGCCGGGCGCGAAGAACTACAGCGTGTTCTTCAAGCCCGCTGCGCTCGGCGGCATGATCAACGGCGGCCGGCCCGGCCGGGACTCGGTGCCCGCGATGCTGATGCCCGGCGAGGTCGTCGTCCCCGCGAACATGGTGCAGGCCGGGGCGGTCGACCACCTCCGCGGTCGGCTGCCCGGGTTCGCGTCCGGCGGCCTGATCAGCGGCGGCAGCCTGGCCGGGGCGCAGGACGCCGTGGCCAGGTTCGGCGGGGCTGACGCCGCCGCCGAGGCCCAGGTGGACGTCAGCGCGCTCATCAAGGCGATCAAGGCGTCCATCGCGGCCCGCGCCGCGCAGCTCAACCCGTTCGCCGGGATCACCGGGGTGCCGTCCACCGGGCCGATCGGAGCCGGCGCGGCTGCCGCCCAGGCATACGCCAAGAGCATCTTGTGGGCCTACGGGTGGGGCATGAACCAGTTCCCGCCGCTCCAGGCCCTGTGGAACCGCGAATCCGGGTGGAACTACCGGGCGTACAACGCGGCCAGCGGCGCCACCGGCATCCCGCAGTCACTGCCCGCGTCCAAGATGGCCTCCGCCGGGGCGGACTACCTGACCAACCCGGCCACCCAGATCCGGTGGGGCCTGGGCTACATCAAGGCCGTCTATGGCTCCCCGGCCAACGCCTACGGGCGGTGGCTGGGCCGGTCCCCGCACTGGTACGGCGAGGGCGGCATCGTCCCCGGGTTCGCGTCCGGCGGGGTCGCCGGGCAGGGCGCCGCGTACCTCAAGGCGTGGCAGACCCGGCACGGCGGCCCGTACGGGCTGGCCGCCGGCCCCAAGGTGCTGAACGAGCAGATCGCGGAGATGCGGGCCGCGCTGGGGCGGGCGAAGACCCTGGCCGGGGCGGGCGGCCTGAGTCCGGGACAGCACAAGTTCTGGGCGAACGCCGCAGCCGCCGACACCCGGCTGCTGGCCACCTACGGCAAGGAGCTCACTACTGAGCGGGCGTGGCGCACCGGGCTGGAGCTGAACGAGCTCAGCCTGGACAGGCAGATCCGCGCGGCGGGGAACATCCCGTCGCTCGCCGGGCCCGCCCGGGGATGGAAGGCGCAGCTGGGCCGCGACAAGGCCAAGGTCACCGCGATCAGCAAGATGCTCGGCTACCCGGACGCGTTCCTGGCCGCGCACAAGCCCGCGGGCAAGCCCGCGGGCAAGCCGCCCGCGGTGACGCCGCCCTCCCCGTTCGCCAGCGTCTCCAGCGTCGACACCGCCAGCATGATCAGCCAGCTTTTCGCCGCGCTGACATCAGGCAGCCGGATAGTCACCATGGACTCCGGCGGCTGGCTGATGCCCGGCCAGCTCGCGTATAACGGCACCCGGCGGCCCGAGCAGGTGCTGCCGCCAGGCTCCGGCGCCGGCAGGGGCGGCGGCGGCACCTACGTCTTCAACTTCCCCCATT